CGCCTCGACCCAAAAGAACTTCCCCACGAAATCGTCGGATGGGGTGGCGTTGCGGCACCCGAGCTGGAACTGGTAGGTGCTCGCCGACAGGGATGACGCGCCGGCCTGCGTAACCGCCGTGCCCAACGCAGTCCAGGTGCTGCCGTCGGACGACGTGTAGAAAGTCGCGGTGTTGCCGCTCGCGCCGTTGTCCGAGTCGAAATCGACCCGCACCCACGCCGCCGTGCCGTCAACGTGCGGAACGGCCACAGTGGACAGTGCCGTACCCGCGTCGGATGACCCGGACGACGACCAGACAAAGCCAAGTTTGCCGCTCTCGTCGATGTAGAACCACGAGTGGCGGCTCGTGCCCGACGCGTTGTAGCGGCTGATGATGGTCCGCTGCGCGGCGGCGCCGCCCGGCGCCCACCCCGCATCTGGCAGGACCTTCGCCCGGTACGAAATGTCGCCGGTGTACGTGGTCGTTGTGGCGTACACCAGGTTCGACCCGGCGGGGATCTGCACGTGCCTTTCTGCGCCGCTGTTGAGGGTGCCGGTGGCCAGGACGTCGACCGGCCCGTACTCCTGCAACGTGTCGTCCCACAGCCGCCACCACACACTGTAGGTGGGGTTCGCCGCGGCTAGCAGGTCGGCAAGGACCCCGAACCACTCGCCCTCCTCATCGCCGGTCGAGTCGCCGATCGCCATGATGCACGTCGAGCGGTGCCCCCGGGCGATGGTTGCCCTGAACCCGGCAGTCGGGGTGCTCGCCCCCTCGGCGCCGGACCCGAACCGCGCGTCGTCGCCGGCCGCGACACTGCCCGCGCCCGTCCCCACATCCTTCGTCGCGGAGTTGCCGAGGCCCAGGGCGGTGCGCGCTCCCGACGCGGTGGTCGCGCCGGTGCCGCCCTTGGCGACGGCGAGGGGGCCGCCGCCGATGGTGCCGAGGGTTACGGCTGCGAGCGCCTTGGCAGTGGCGCCCGATGGCGTTTCGGTGGGCGGCATGGCATGTGTCACTGCGCAACTCCCTGCTGGTCTCAGACGCCCATGAGCGCGAGGGTGCCGCCCCTGGGTGGCGGCGCGGTGAACGTCCAGCCCGAGTTTCCGGACACGTTGGTCGAGTTGTTGCCCGCGTAGAACGAAGCGCCGCCGCCGGCTGCGCTGTCCTGCAATGACAGGTAGTCGCAGGAGACCCGGCCGCTGCTCTTGGAGAGCGTCGCGGCGGTGCCGCCCGTAGACGAGTTGACCGTCATCAACTTCGACGCGGTTCCGTTGACGTTGAACGTCGTGACGGTGGTGGTGGTGCTCGCCGGTAGCGTCAACGTCCTGGCGTTGCTCGCATCGGAGAAGTTGATCGTCCCGAAAGTATTGGCCCCGGTGACGACCAGCGCCCCGGTCGACCCGGACAGGGTGTAGGTCAGCGTCCCGTAGGTGCCGACCCCGCCACCGTCGAACGTTCGGCTGTTCGCCGACGTCCCGGTGATCGCCACGGTCGCCGACGCGCCGCTGAATGTGAGCCCGGACGAGTTCAGGGTCCATACCGTCGTCGCCGTGGTGTCGGTGGTGGACCAGGTGCCGGTGCCCATGGTCAGGGCGCGGGTCGAGGTGCCCACATCCCGCACGCTCAGAACCGTCACGTTGAACGTGGCCGCGTCGAGGGTGCCGTTCCGTAGGGAGAGCTGCCCGGCGCTGCTGAAAGCGTCGGCGAGGGTGTACGTGCCGCCGGGGCCAGCTATATCAACGGCCTGCGTCCACTGCTGCCCGGCGCCGGTCAGCGTGTGCGAGCCGCGCCCACGTAGCGACAGGGTGGACGTGCCGCTGATGACCATGCCGGCGATCAATGTGATCGAGCCGAACACGCTGTTGGCGGTCGACCCCATGGACCAGGTGGGTGTGCCGGTCGCGCCGGCCCAGGTGATGCTGCGCCCGCAGCGCGGCATGTCCGCCGTGATCGTCTGGGAGGCGGAGAACGCGACGCTGATCGTCACGTCGTCCTGGGGCAGGGGCACCCGGCCCGACCATGCGTTGGCCGACCAGTTGCCGCCGCTCGTGCCGGACCACGTTTGCGCCGCGCTCGTCGTGAACGTGATGTTGGTGTTGCCGCCGCAGTCGCCGGACTTGCCGGTGATCGCGGACAGGTCCCAGCTCGCAGCCCCGGCCCCGGTGATGTCTTGCAGGTCCACATTGGACATCGACACGGCGGCGGCGGTGATCGTGCGGGCGGTACCCGTGGTGCCGGACAGCAACCACATACGCCCGGTGATGCTGTTGCCGTTGCACGCGAACGTCCCGGTCACGGTGACGTCCGCGTTGAGGGAGAACTGCCCGATCTTTTGGACGGTGCCGGTGCGGGTCAGGTTGTGGAAGCTGCCGCCGCCGGTGAGCGTCCCCACCGATCCGCCGGTCAACGCCACGTCGTAGTAGGTCAGGCCACCGGTGCTGAACGTGGCGGTGGTGCCGCTGCACGTGATGCTGGACGTGTTCGCGTTCAGCGTCATACCCGTGGTCGTCGCGGTCGTCCATACCGTCGCGGATCCGCCGGTGATGGTGATCGCCGACGCGCCGAGGGTCAGGGTGCGCGTGTTGAAGTTCGACGAGTTGAACAAACCCCAGCTACAGGTCTGCCCGTTGGTGTCGAGCGTGCCCTTCGTCAGGTTCACGGTCGCGCCGGTGCCGGTGTTGTGGACGCCGGTCATCTGCCACGAGCCGTTGCTGCTCGCGTTGTAGGTCACGTTGCCGCTGGTCTTGCCGGCAAAGTCGACGGTCTGCACCGTCGCCGACGTGGATATAAAGCTGATCGCCGACGATGTGGCGTTGCCCAGCGTGTACGTCATCCCGCTGACGAGCTTGAGCGCGATGCTCGACGCGCCGGCCGTGCCGTCGCCGATGGTCAGGGTGATGGCGGAGTTGTGGGTCAGGGTGCCGGTGTAGCCCGAGCAGTCCAGCGACCGGCAGACCGCTGCGGCGTCGATCGTGACGTTGCCCGACGTGCCGTCGAGCTGCACATCGTTGGCTGCGGTGGGTACGACCCCGCCGACCCATGTGCCGGTCGCGGACCAGTTACCGCCGCCGGCAGCAGCAACTATCGTCGTCAATGGTTACACCGACTCGGCTGGCTGGGGGATCAGGTCGTCGCCGCTGACTGTGAGGCTCCCGTGGGCCACATCGTCGGCGAGGACTTCCGGCACCGCAGCGGGCTGCGCGGGGAGGAACCTGGCGGCGATGTCCTGCGCGTACTTACGGGCGACCGCCTGGATCGCTTCCTCCACACCGTCCGCGTCGTTCAGGTCCGCGACCTCGACGTCCTGGTGGAGGGTGTGCACCTCAGCGCCGCTGATGCTCGCGGCCATTTCGACGCGGACGCGCGGGACTCCGGTGTCGGTGTCAAACCCGGTGCGGTCCCAGGTCACGGTTACTTCGGCCACTGCCCGCCCCCTTATGAGCTTGCCTTGATGAACTTCGCGGTCACATAGATGCTCGCGACGGACGTGGTGCACTGGATCGTCCAGTTGTTGTTCGCCGTGCTCTGTTTGAAGCTGCCCGACTCGGGCAGGGTGAAGCCGCGCGTGTCAGAGGCCGGCAGGTACAGGTAGGCCCGGATCGTGCCTGCGGTGCCGTCGCGCAGCGTCAGCAGCGTTCCGGTGCTGGCGTGGCTGTTGGCGACGATCAGCGCGTGAACGTGGAGTTTGTTCGACGCGTCGGCGGTGACGATCGTCGTCTCCGCCGTGGACGAGGTGATGACCGTTACCTGGTCGGAGTTCAGCTCCGGGATCGAGCCGAGGACAACGAGGCGACCCCGCAGGTCCGCGACGATGGTGGCCCGGTCCCCGTCGGACACCGCAGTGGGGAGGGTGCTGCGGGCCTGCGCCCCGATCTTCACCGGGTTCCCGGAGTCCACCGCATCATGGGCGAGGTCACCGGCGGCGGTCGCCAACAGCGGCGTCATCGACGCCACACCCTGCACGGTGATGACATCCGCCGAGGCGGTGCCCGCCGTACCGAGCGCGGGTTGTTTCGCCGCAGTGGCCAGCGTCCCGGCGGTGCCGATGTTGGCTGTGACGGTGCCCGACACCGGCTGCGCGACACCGGACGCGATGCCCTGCACGGTGATGACGTCGGTCGAGGCGGTGCCGGCCACGCCGAGGGCGGGCTGTTTCGCCGCAGTCGCAGCACCGGACGCGATGACCCGCAGGTTGCCGGACGTGTCCAACGACAGCGGGTTCGTCTTAGCCGTCGTGTAGGACGGGGCCGACGTGGTGACGGCGCCTTGGACGAGGGTGCCGCTTTCGCCGGACGTGGTGGAGTTCTGCGCCACCGCATCCCCGCCGCCACTACCGCCGCCGGACACGTTGAGGGTGGCCGTGCCGTCACCGTTGTCGGTGGTTTTGAAGATGTTCCCCGACCCGTCGACCAGCACCATCGCCGGGACGGTCGGCGTGGCGACGTCGGTCGGCGGGGTGACTGCCGCGAGGTGCCCGGCTGCGTCCGCGACGATCCTGCTGTTAACGCCCATGGATGGCCCCCGTTTCGGCTGTGACGTACGCACTAGTCGGCGCGGTGGGCGCCTCTGCGGGAAGGAGTGAGCAGGCGCAATGCGGGTGCGCGGGTGGCGCAATGTCGCCGCTGGGGAACGGTGACCCGACCGGTATCGGGCCGGCGTCGGCGTTGCCGTGGCAGGCGACGCACACATTCGAGCGGGGGTCGACTTCCCACCGCACGTGGCTGATCCCCGCAGCCCGGTACACCACCAGCGCGGCGGCGGACGCGGCCCTGGTGACTTCGGTGATAGCGACCATCCGCGCCCACGCCGGATCCCCGGTCAGGCCGGCGATCGTCGCGATGATGTTTTCGGCGTGCTGCCGGGTCGCGGACCCTGCGGCCAGGGCTCGGGCGATGTCGTCGAGCCGGTTGGCGGCGATCCTCGCGACGACAGCGCGGGCGGCGGCCTGAACCCCGGCGAGGTGGTCGGCGTGCCCGATCCGTTCGAGGATCGTCTCCGCCCGCTGCGGGTCGCCGGGCTCCCAACCCATCCAGTCGACGTGCACCCGCGCCGCGGCCCCGAACGGTGCGGCGGCGAGGACAGCCGCTGCGGATAAGGCCCCGAGCAGGAACCCTTCGGTCACCGCCCCAGCGAGGATCACGGCGAGCGCGGCGGTGAGCCCCCCACCGTCGTACTCGTGCAGCCAGTTCTCCGCCGCGGCGACCTGCCCGGGGTCCACCTCACCATCGGTGCCGCCGGGGTTGGCGCTGCCGGGATTGGCATCTTCGGCTGGCCGGGCGGTGAGGTAGTCAGTGACGAGTTTCTTGGCGGGTAGCGCCCCACTGGAAGCCTGGGAGAGTCGCGGCGCCCACGCCTGGGCGGTCGCTTCGTCCCGCGACCACGCGGGCCATGCCGCTTTTGGGTCGGCACCACCCGCCTTGAAACTGGCGTGGGCCATGTTCACGCCGGCGGCTTTCGCCTGGTCCGGGGTGAGGTGCTCGAACGTGAACGGGCGCCCGCCTGTGCGGGTGCGCCGCGCCCACCGGGTGTAGGCGGCCAGCTCCGCGGACTTCACCGCCTGCTGCTGCTCCTCATCGGCGGGGGACTGGCCGTCGCCGACGTCTGCGCCCTGCTCGTCGTCCTGGGCGCCGGGTTCGTTGACCGCCTCGTCGGTGGGGTGGTCGGCCGTGTCGAGGAACACCGGCCCGCGGGCCGTCATCAGGAACGGCCGGTCAGCGTTCGGCGTCGTGAACCTCGGCATGCCCTGCCGGTCCCGGTCCTCGTTCACCGTCAGCCGGCCAGCTTTCAGCCGCCGGTCGGCCACCTCATCGGAGGCGTCCTCGTCGTCGGATTCCAGGCCGAGGATCCGGAACTCCAACTCCTCAGGCATGCCGAGGAACTGGCGGCTCACGTCGGTCACAAGGGCTTGCAGCATCGCCATGGTGGGGCGGGTCGCTTTGCGGCCCTGCACATCGGCCTGACCCTCATGCCACCCGGTCGACCCGAGGCCACCAACCTCGGTGAACCCGAGTTCGGCAATGGTCGTGTCGAAGTGGGCGGCGACGAGCTTTATGAGGTGCAGGTCGTAGTCGGGCTTGTACCGCTCGCCGATCTCCCCATGCCCGTCTGCGGGGGTCATGCCCCACGGCAAGATCCGGAACCGCAGCCGGTTCGACGTCGACCCCGCCAGGTAGTCGTTCAGGGCGGTTTCGTAGGCGAGGAGCTGCTCGGGTGCCCAGTTGGCCTGACCCTCGCCGGCCAACAGCCAGCCGGAGGGCATCACACCATCGGTGTATTCGGCCTTGAGCCAGCCGTGGCGGCGCAGGTACAGGTCCCCATCGACGAGGGCCTGCTCCACAGCAGAGAAGCCGTACGGCGTGAACGCGCGGACGTTCGACACCCGGTAGATGAGCCGGTCCGCGGCGTACCCCTGCACCTTCCCTTTCTCATCGACGTCGGCGACGTACTCGCCGCGCGGGAACCCGTACAGGACCTGCTGGTAGGCCGGGTATGGGGGCATGGGCCGCCCGCCCTGCTCGTCGAGCAGCGGCTTGATCGTCGACCCGTCGATGACCTCGAAACCGAACAGGTCACCGCCGCGCGTCAACCTCGGGTAGATCGCCAGCGCGTCGAGGACGAAATGCTCCTCCAGCACCTGCTTCGCCCAGGCGATGAAGTCGTAACCGTTGCGCCGGTCCGGGGTTTCCCAGAACCGGGCGCACCGGGCGATGTGCGGCTCCAGCCGCTGCCGCATCCCCGCTTCGATGTCGGCGCGGGCACTGTTCGGGTCGGCTTGCGCGGCGCGGCCGACCGCGCGGCGGGAGATCACGATGTCCCAGTCGAGGGTCGCGACCTCGTTTTTACGTATTTCGATGCACCGGCGGAACAGTGAGATGGCGTCCGCGGCGTCGCGGAGGACCTTCCACGGCACGG